AGGGTGTAATTCCTGTTCAACTCACGCCTTATGTGACGAATGTTAAAGAGCGTCAGTACGGGTTTGCTGGTGGGTGGTTTGGATAATGCTTGGCGTAAATCCTTTTTCTGCAAACGCAATCTCTGCGCTGTTATTTGCTACAGCAAGGGACACGCCTTTATTTGCAAATGAGGATTTACAACCAAACGATTCAAGCACACAAAGCTCAACGTTCTTGCAGGTTATCGCAGAGGATGTTCAGCCGGACGATTCAAGCACACAGGTATCCACGTTTTCAGTAAGTCTAGGTGAGGATTTCACGCCATCAGATTTAAGTGCTCAGGTATCGACATTCTCAGTACAGCTTGCCGAAAACGTAAACTTAAACGACGGCAGCGCACAGCAATCCACGTTCTTGCAAAGCCTGACAGAAGCCATAACACTCGGTGACGTAGATTTAATCCTCGCACAATTCGGGCTGTCCAGAACCGAAGATATTACCGTTGCGGATGCAAGAACAATCACGGCGCAGTTTGCAGGGATCATTGCAGAAAATATTAACCTCGCCGATTCAAGCACACAGCAATCTGCATTTTTAAATTCAATCTCAGAATCCGTTGTTGTTCTTGATGTCGCAATACAGCGTGGTTGGATTAAGATTAACGATTCGCAGAATCCGAATTGGGTTCCCGTAAATAATGCCCAGTCATAAGGAATAAAAATGCCATCAACCTACTCGCCCTCGCTAAAAATTGAACTCATCGGTGATGGTGAGCAGTCCGGCACATGGGGTCAAACTACAAACACAAACCTTGGCACACTGCTTGAGCAGGCTATTGCCGGTGTTATTTCCATCATATTGCCAGATGCCGACTACACGCTGACAAGTTTTAACGGTGCGTCAGACGAAGCACGTAATGCGGTGTTGAATTTTACAGGGTCATTATCAACCACAAGAAATGTGATTGTCCCTGCACAGAAAAAGCTCTACACGGTGTACAACGCAACAAACCGTTCGTTGATTATTAAAACGTCCGCAGGTACGGGTATAACAATCCCTTCTGGATATCAGACGAACGTTTGGTGTGACGGTATAAACGTTGTGTCTCCTGCGTACACGTTCCCAAGCACAGTAAACTCCGTTGGCGGGTTTATTGGTAATCTAACAGGCAATTCCGCAACTGCAACAAACGCAACAAACGCTACAAACTTAATTACGCCCGGCGGTAGCATTCTTGGTAGCGCAACAAATATAGACGTATACAACAATGGAAATTTTAGTTTTTACAATGCAGCTGGAAGTTTTACTAAGTTAGTTGTTGATTCCTCTGGTAATGTGTTTGTTACCGCTACCTTATTTTGTGCAACTGCAAATATCGCAAGCTCTGCACCACTCTTAAGAATGCAAGACACAAGCGGTTTAGACTTTGCAATACAGGTAAATGATGACAATTGGTATGTGTTAAATCAAAGTGATACGGCAGTTATTACAACAGACCAATCTGGTAACTTTACTGCTGTTGGATCATTAAATACTACTGGCACTGTAAACATCGGGGGAACTCAACCAACTGTACGTTTTTTCGATGCAGATGGTTTAGATTTTTCAGTTCATGTAAATAGTGATCGTTGGTATGTGTTAAATCAAAGTGGTAGCGGAATTATTTACACAGATCAATCCGGCAATTTCACTGCTGCCGGTAGCATTACCGCTGCTGGAACTTGTACAGCTTCATCTTTTTCTGGTGCAGGTACTGGATTAACAGGCACAGCATCTAGCTTATCTGTTGGTTTTGCCACAAACTCAACCAATGCAACGAACGCCACTAACGCAACAAATGCTACAAATCCTGCTGGTGGCGGTAGCTTTATTACCTCGTTAAACATTGGATCGCAAACAGTTGCTGCAGCAACGAACGCAACGAACGCAACGAACGCTACCAACCCCGCAAGTGGTGGTAGTTTTATTACTTCACTTAACATTGGATCGCAAACAGTTGCAGCCTCAACCAATGCTACCAACGCAACGAACGCTACCAATGCAACAAATGCAACCAACTTAACTGGCGGCACTATGTCGTGTTCTGTTGGTACTATCACTAGCAGCGCACCAACCCTGTACTTTACCGACACGGATGGAGCAGATTTTGGGGTTCATGTAAATAGTAATCTTTGGTACGTGTTAAACCAGAGTGGTAGCGGAATTATTTACACAGATCAATCCGGCAATTTCACTGCTGCTGGTAACGTCACTGCTGTTGGTAACGTCACTGCATATTCTGACGTTCGCTTAAAGACGGAAGTTAAAACAATCGAAAGCGCACTTGATAAAGTTTCAGCAATGCGTGGCGTATCGTTTATCAAGGACGGCAAGCAAAGTGTTGGTGTAATTGCACAAGAAATTGAGATGGTTGTGCCTGAGGTTGTACAGGACAACCAAGATGGTTACAAATCAGTTGCATACGGTAACTTGGTCGGCGTGTTGATTGAGGCGGTAAAAGAGCTTAGAGCAGAAGTCAAAGCATTAAAAGGCGAGTGATATGACTCTTCCCTACTCACCGATTTCAATGTCGCAAGTAAACGTGGAGTTACTTCACCCTGCGACTGCAACCATTTCTCTTAACCAAGCAGATGTCAGAGTTTTGGCTGGCGTTCCGTCAGGCACGATCAGCATGTCTGATTTGCAGGGCAAGAGCAATACCTACCAAGTAGAATATTTCGTTGTTGCTGGCGGAGGCGGTGGATACAGCAATGGTGCTGGTGGTGGTGCAGGGGGAGTAATTGATCCAGCATACTTTACTGTTACAGGCGGAACTAGCTACTCGGCAATTGTTGGTGCGGGCGGGGGGATTGGTTCAGACGGTGGCAATTCATCTATATTTGGAGTTACAGCAATTGGTGGCGGCGCAGGAAGTCTTCAGTATGCGGGCAATTATGGACGTTCTGGCGGCAGTGGGGGCGGAGTTGTTTGTGGTGAATTTGGAACTGCACTTGGTGGATTAGGAACTTCAGGGCAGGGCAATAATGGCGGTAATGCCTTCCAGCAATTAGAGGTTGGAACTCAAGACGGTGGCTCTGGTGGTGGTGCTGGCGGTGCTGGAGGCGCAAACGCCAACGGAGGACCGGGCAGGCTTATTTCGATGCTTCCATCGCCTACATATTATGGGGGCGGAGGAGGTGCAGCGGGCGTAAATAGTTACACCAACTTTGCTACCAGCGGCGGCATTGGTGGCGGCGGGGATGGTGCAACAAACGGCGGCACAGCAGGAAATGGTGTTCCAAATACAGGCGGTGGCGGAGGTGGTTGTTACTCAGGGGTTTCGGCAGGATCAGGCGGATCGGGCTTAATTGTTCTTCGCTATCCCGGGGTGCAAAGAGGTTCTGGCGGCACTGTAACTACTAGCGGCGGGTACACTTACCACACGTTCTATTCAAACGTAACATACATTGGTTGAGGGCAATAATGGACCCAATTAGCGCCATCTTGAATATAGGGAATACCCTAATAAACAAACTGTTTCCTGATCCTGCAGAGGCTGCAAAGGCGCAGCTTGCTCTTTTAAAGATGCAGCAAGATGGTGAGCTTGCAGCAATGATTAGCCAAACCGACATTAACAAGGTTGAAGCGAGTTCAGACTCCATATTCGTTGCAGGATGGCGTCCGTTTGTAGGTTGGGTCGGCGGTGCAGGATTCGCTTACGCTGCGGTTGTAGAACCGCTCCTACGCTTCGTAGCATCCATTTCTGGCTACACGGGCGAGTTCCCTGCTATCGATACAACCATTACCATGCAAATCCTGTTTGGCCTGCTTGGTCTGGGCGCAATGAGAAGTTTTGATAAGGCAAAAGCAAAATGAGTCCTAACCTGAAAGCTTTCCTCGACATGATTGCCTATTCCGAAGGAACTGATAATGGACGTCAGCCAACAAAAAACCACGGATATGATGTGCTTGTCGGTGGGGAATTATTTACAAGCTACGCAGATCATCCAAGAAAATTGGTTAACCTACGTCCGGGACTTGCTTCAACTGCAGCAGGACGCTATCAGGTGCTGGCAAGATACTTCGACGCCTATAAAAAACAGCTTGGACTTCCTGACTTTAGTCCAGAATCACAAGATGCTATTGCCATTCAACTTATAAAAGAGTGTGGCGCACTACGTGATATTGAAGCAGGGTATATTGACATTGCTTTAGCCAAATGCAAAAGTAGATGGGCATCTTTACCCGGTGCTGGCTACGGGCAGTACGAACATGAAAAAAGTAAATTGATCGCCGCTTATAAAAAAGCCGGTGGTTCAATTGCCTAAAGGAAATTAACGTGCCGTTACAGAAACTCCAGTTTAGGCCGGGTGTAAACCGTGAGGGAACCGACTACTCAAACGAGGGTGGATGGTACGAGTGCGACAAAATCCGTTTTCGTTCTGGTTTTCCTGAGAAAATTGGTGGCTGGACTCGTTTGTCAAACTACACTTACCAAGGTGTTTCACGCTCTCTGTGGAACTGGATTAGCCTTGATAATACTAATTATCTTGGTGTCGGAACAAACTTAAAGTATTACATTGAAAAAGGCGGCTACTACTACGATGTAACCCCTATCCGAAAGACAGTTAACCCCATGGCAAACAACCCATTTGCCACTGCATACTCAACGCTTGGCGCTAACCTCACGGCTACAGCCTCAACAATCACTCTAACTTCTGGCGCAACCTTTCCGTCTTCTGGTGGGGTTGTTCTAATCGATACGGAGCAGATTGCATACAACGGTAAGTCAACCAACGTACTTACCGGTATTACCCGTGGATACAATGGCACAACTGCGGCTGCGCACACCTCTACAACACCAGTATATAGCTCAACACTCACCGTAACCGATCCCAGTAACGGTGTTGCTAGGAATGATTTTGTAACATTCTCTGGCGCAACTGGTTCGTTCGGTGGGTTTACTGCAGCCAATATTAATGCTGAACAACAAGTCTACGGAACCATTAACCCCAGCACGTACACCATAAATATTAACGGTGTATTCTCAACATCTTCCGCTTCTGGTGGCGGTGCTGCGGTAAAAGCTGAGTACCAGATCAACACTGGACTAGATGTTTATGTTGCCGGTACTGGATGGGGTGCAGGCGTATGGGGTCGTGGTGGCTGGGGTTCTGCAGCGGTTGGAACCAGTGTGGGTCAACAACTTTTGCTTTGGTCAAATGATAATTTCGGTCAAGACTTGGTTATTGCTCAGCGCAATGGCGCACTGTATTACTGGAAAGACTCAACCGGCGTAACCACCCGTGCAAAATTACTGTCTGATCTTTCTACTAACGCTGGTTATGCAGGGCAATTTGTACCTAAAAAAACTCTTGAGGTTTCAGCCTCTTCTATTCAAAGATTTGTGATTGCTTTCGGCGCAAACCCATACGACCCGTTGGACTCAAATACCGCATTTAATCCAATGCTTGTGCGTTGGTCGGATCAAGAAAACCCTTATGAATGGGTTCCAAGCATTACAAACCAGTCTGGTGAATTCCCTTTGTCGCATGGCTCACAGATAGTTTCATACATTAATACCCGACAAGAAATTCTAATTTGGACAGACACCGCACTGTATTCAATGCAGTACTTGGGTGCGCCGTACGTCTGGAAGTTTGAAATCCTGATGGATAACATCTCTGTGATGTCACCCAACGCAATGATTACTGTAAACAACGTTACGTATTGGATGGGTCAGGGTAAGTTTTATCAGTACACAGGTCGAGTTGAAACCCTACCCTGCTCGCTACGCCAATACATTTTTGATGACATTAATCAGGATCAGGCATATCAGGTATTTTCTGGTGGAAACGAAGGCTACAACGAGGTGTGGTGGTTTTACTGCTCACAAGGCTCAAACATTGTAAATAAGTATGTAATTTACAACTACCTCGATCGTGTCTGGTACTACGGCACAATGTCTCGCACTACTTGGCTTGACTCCGGCACTCGCACGTACCCTATGGCTGGAAGTTATGACAATCGAATTCTGTACCATGAAGCCTCTGTTGATGACGTATCAGGGTTAACCCCGGTAGCCATTGATTCTTATGTCCAGTCTTCTGACTTTGATATTGGCGATGGGCATAACTTTGGTTTTGTGTGGCGCATCTTGCCTGACGTTAACTTTAACGGATCGAACGTTAATCAGCCTTCCGTCACGATGACGGTTAAACCCCGTCAAAACTCAGGAACACCGTACGGCGTAGCAAACAACCCTGTAGTGCAGAGTAACGACAACTTCTCTTTGCGATATGCCTACAACGTTCAAGAGTTTGATGGGCAGGTCTACACTCGCTTACGAGGCCGTCAGATGGCGTTTAGGATCGAGTCCAACACGGTCGGTGTCGCATGGCAGCTAGGCACACCTCGAATTGATATCAGACCGGATGGGAGGAGATGACTTCCAATCTGTGCATATGGTGATATAATAAAAGTTCTTACAGGAGCTTTTATGAAACTTATAGACAGAACAGGACATATATTTGGCAGGTTGACAGTGCTTGAACAGGCTGGGCGAGATAAATTAAAAAAAGTATTATGGCGGTGCAGGTGTGAGTGTGGTAATGAATTAATAGTAGTGGTTGGTAGTTTAGTTACGGGGAATACAACTTCTTGTGGGTGTTATTTAAAAGAAAAGATAACAAAACATGGCGGGTGGAAAAATGGCTCATACAATACATGGCGAGCAATGATTAGACGATGCGCAATCCCAACAGACAAAGATTACCCTCGGTATGGTGGTAAAGGGGTAACTGTTTGCTCTGAGTGGCTTGACTACACTAAATTTGTTGCAGATATGGGCGAGCCAGAAGGCGATGAAACCCTTGATCGTATAAATACATATGGTAACTATACTCCCGAAAATTGCCGCTGGGCTGGAGTTAAAACACAGAATAGAAACACAAGGCTTAGAGTAAATAGCACTACGGGGTATATAGGTGTATCCGTTGTTGGTAAAAGATTCCTTGCAAAGATTACTGTTGGTAAAAAATCATACTACTCAAAATTATGCGACACAGTAGAAGAAGCTGCCGCAGCCCGTAAAGAACTTGAAGCGAGATACTGGACATGAGCACAGGCACAACCAAAGCCCCGAACCTACCTATTGCCCCGGTTCAATATGACCAGCGTTACATGGATATGTTTGCCAACGTCCTGCGTCTTTATTTTGCCCAACTTGACAATGGTGGGCCGTGTGTAATGTCCACCCAACGCAACGGGACAAATGTGGTGTCTGCGCTGAGTTTCAGCGAGCGAAATGTTGCAACAAATACGAACGTTTTAAGCATCCCAAACCAAACAGAATACGCCAAGCTTCGATCTGGGGATGTGTACGTAGACAACACGGCGGGCTATGTTTTAAAGGTTAAGCCATGATAATATTGAACAAACCGTTTACACGAGCTGCAGATGGATATTGACGCCTTAAAAGACGATCCCCGCTACGTCCCTGTCGAACATCCTTATTTGGAGTTTGCCGAGGTTGATGACATCTGGGTTCGGGCGTACAACCTTGAGAAACAAGGCAGCATTGCAGCTCAGCACACCCACGCACATGATCATATTACGCTTGTTTCACGTGGAACTGTGCAGGGGTGGCAAGACGGAAAAGACATGGGTGTATTTATTGCCCCTGCAATTATTAGAATCAGGGCTGGTTTCCAGCATTCGTTTACCGCATTAACAGATGACGTTGTCCTCTGCTGTTTACACAACTTGCGTGGCACAGGGTTTGAATCCCCTGAAATTATGGAAGGGGTATAACTATGCCTATTATGATGGGATTAGCTCTTGGTGCTGCCGTAGGTGGCGGCATGGCTGCTTTGAACAAGAAAGACATTCTTCAAGGTGCGCTAATTGGCGGAGCCACCGGAGCTATTACCGG